GGCACGGATACGGCGTCGAGGTCGTTTCCGTTTGCGTCGATTGACATATGTTCTCCTTAGGTTTCTCCGACGACCGAGTATTCGACCGTCATGTACTTGCGGTGCAGGTCCTGCGCCTCGGTGACGCTGTAGGGCCCGTTGCATCCGTCCCACACGACCGCGGCGACGGGAGAGCCCTCCGCCTCGGCGACGACGTCGTCTGCCATGAGGGCCATGACCGTCCGCGCGAGGTCGCCTGTAATCTGGTCGTCCTGGTGCGACCCGCCGAGGACCGAGATCCCGAGAGAGCGCTCGTAGGTGACGGCGCTCGTCTGTGGGCCCGAGTCGTCACGGATGACGACGAGCGGGCGGCCCGTCGTGTCCGCCGTGAGGTCCGCCGGTTCCTTGTTGGAGACCTCGGCGTCCTTGCCAAGGGCCTTGAGCTGCGCCCGTAGGTAGCCGCACGCCCAGAGCTCCATGTCCGGTGGCGTGGTCATGTCTTCCTCACCGCCTTGAGAGCGCGGGCGAGGTTGCCGGTCCTCGACTCGACGAGGAGCGTCTTCCTGTCGTGGCCGACCACCTCGTAGGTGTCGCGGTACCTGTGGGGCACCTTCTCGATCGCAAGGCCGCCGCGGTAGTCGCCCGTGTCCACGGGCGCGGTCGACTGTGCGATGGCGAGGGCGTCCTCGGCCCTCGCGCGGCAGAGCGCCTCGACGCCCGCGGAGCGCATGACGTCGTCGAAGTACCTCTGGTTGAAGCTGACGGTCACCTTCTTGGCCACTACCCGTCCACCTCCTCCACGTCCGCCACGAGCGTCGGGTGCCAGCCCGTGAAGGGGTTCGTGTCGGCGGTGGGGATCCCCGTGACCTTCCAGTGACGGGTCCCGTCCGTGATGCGGTCACCGGCGCGGATGTCGGTCGTGGGGTCGGGAACGACGATCTGGACCGTCGTGATGAGCTGGGCGCGCACCGCGTCGGTCTGCCTCGCGGAGGTCTGCGAGGACACGTGGCCCTCGAACGCGAGCGTGGAGGGGTCCGACCAGTCGACGATCGTCCGGTCGGGGTTGTAGGGGTCGGTCCTCTTCCCGGCACGGGTCCTCGTGAGGCTCGTGAGCGCGTCCATGGCGAGGCCGTCGCCACCACCCACGAAGTCGGCGGCGGTGCTCATGGCCTCGCCCCCAGGCGGTACGGTGCGAGGGCGTCCATCTCGGCCTGCATGAGCGGCACCCCGAGCGGGGCGCCACCGGAGGTCGCGAAGGCGACCGAGGCGCCGTTCACGCTCTGCGACGCGATGGCACCGGGGCTCGTGCGGGCCCGCCTGGCCACGGCGAGGATGATCGCCGCCACGTCCGGCACCTCGTCGGCGTCCCACCCGTGGGTGAGCGTCACCTTGACCGCGCCTGGCAGGTCGGGCCAGAGGCCGGAGGTGAGGACGAGCGTCCCGGCCTCCGACCATGAGACGTCGGCGGTCACGTCCGTGCCGAGGACGGTGACCGACGCGAGCGCCGTCACGTGCCTCGAGGGGAGGGCGAGCACGCGGCCCCCGAAGGCGTCGACGGTGAGCGTCTCCGCGACGGACGGGGCGATGTGCCAGCCGCAGTGGTGGCGGACGGCGGCCTGCGCCGCCTGCATCCACCACGCCTGGTCGATCGTCCTGGTCGGGTCGATGATGTCGTCGTACTTGGCCATGGTGCCCTCCCCTCCTGTCGCTTCGTGCTGTTTCGTGCTGTTTCGTGCTATTTCGTGGTCGTGGGGTCCTTCGGCTTCGCGGCCGACTCGTCCTCCGGCTTCGTGGTCGCGTCCTCGGCGGCGGGGGCCACGAGCCCGAGCGCCTCGGCGTCGGGACGGCGGTAGCGGACGTTCCTCACCACGACGATCTCGACGTCTTCCATGGGGCTACGCCGACTTGATCGTCACGACCGCGAGCTTGGCGGGCTGGCGGATGAGCTGGAGCGCGCGGAACTCGGCGCGGAGGTAGGTGAGGTTCCTCTGCGCGTAGTCCTTGTGCTGGTTGAAGGCGAGCACGCTCATGGGGTCGAGCGTCAGGAGCTGGATCTGGGAGAAGTCGCCCATGATCGCCGTGCCGACCGGGACGATCTGCGAGGTGACGCGGGGGATGCCCCAGATGGTCGAGGGGCCGCTCCCGAAGGGGCCGGCACCGTAGTAGCGCTTCTCGGCGTCCTGGGCGAGATCGAACGCCTCGTCGTCCTCGGGGTTCAGGACGACCGCCTGGGAGGTCGTGTTGGAGGTCGTCGCGAGCAGGGTCTTGGCCTTGCGGATGGTGGTGATGGCGTCGGTCACGAACGCCTGGGCGAGGACGCCGGTGGTGTGCAGGATGCCTGCGGGCTCGTCGTCGGTGCCGGCGCCCGAGAGGACCACGCGCTCGGTCTCGAGGTCGACGTTCTGGCGCAGGATGCCGTCGATGAGGGACACGAGGGCGCCGTCGTCGGAGAGCTCCTGGTTCGTGATCTCGATGCCGTCGGCGTAGGTGTAGGCGACGACGTTCTTGGTCTGGGTGGTGAGGGTGGAGAGCGGCTTCAGACCGCCTGTCTTGTCGGTGCCCGTGGAGGTCTTGGACTCCTTGACGATGCCGGCGTTGTTGGTGATCGAGACGAGCTGGCGGTACTGCAGCGACGATGAGGACGCCTTGCCACGGGTGATGAGGTCCAGGAACGTCGTGGCGCGTCGGTAGGTGATGTCGTCGATGCCGGGGAGCCTGGTGGGAAGCACGTTCCCGGTGTCGGAGGTGTTCAGCGGGTTGGGGTCGGCCTTGCGGGTGACGAAGCCGATGCCCTTGGCGGAGATGCTGATCGGGGTCCCCTTGGAGACGCCGTTGGGGTTGGCGTCGCGGAACGCCTTGTAGGCGTCGGAGGCGACGAAGCGCTCGCCCAGGGTGCCGGACGCGTCGCCCATGCCGGTGGTCTCGTGGACGTCGACCCGTGCGAGCCCGGACAGGCGCTTTGCGGTGGCGTCGGCGGCGGCGACCTCGGCCTTGAGGGACGCGATCTCGTCGGCGAGCGCGTTCGCCTCGGTGACCTCCTCGTCGGTGAGCTCGGTGCCCTTGGCGGCGAGCTCGCTCGCGCGGTCGAGCTTCTTGAGCAGCTGATCCTTCTTGTTCATGTTTACTCCTTCCCGGCCATGGCCAGGGCGATGCGTGCCGCGGCGATTGCCGCAACGCGTGACTTGTCGGAAGGGGGTTCCGACTTCCCTTCGTTCCCGTCATCGGACGGGTCTTCCTGGTGGTCGACCTCTTTGATGAGGCCGTCGAGGGTCTTTTTCACGTCAGAGAGCGATGAGCTCACGCCCTTGAGCGTCTCGACGTGTCTTCCGGCGAGCACGCGGCCCGCCTTCCCGACGGGCCCGTCCGGTTCGTCCGGCTCGTCCGCCTTGACGTCGATGAGGCGCGTGTCGGGGTTCGCGCCCTTGAGCGTGAGCGACACCTCGGCCAGGTCGAAGCGCCCGATGTGACGGATCCCGTCCTCGGTCCAGGTGACCGACTCGGCCGGCTCGAAGCCGCCGATCGAGAACTCGTGGACGCGCCCCTGGGACAGGAGCCGGTATGCCTGCTGTGCCGTGGGGTTGTCCATGTCGAGCTGCCCGGTGAGGACGAGGCCCTCGTCGGTCTGCTCTGCGGTTCCGGTGCCCATGTGCGCCCAGATGTCGCCCCACTGGTGGTCCCAGAGGATCGGGAGCGGCTGCTCGGGCGAGAACGCCTTGAGCCCCTCCGTGAAGGCGCCCGGCTCTATCTCCTCCATCTGGGAGTCGACGGTCCCGAACGTCGAGACGAGGGCCGTGAACCTCCCCTCGCCGCCGACGTCCGTGTCGGCCTTGAAGGTCCTTCTGACCTGCTTCATATCCACGTGTCCTTCCTGTTCTGGCTGCCGGAATCGGTCGGTGACGCCTGTCCGCCCTCGGTGACGTTCATGGGGACGATGAGGTCCTCCGTGCCGGGCTTGAAGGGCAGGTTTACCCTCCCCCTCGCCTCGGAGCGGCTCATGTAGGGACCACCCACGGCCGTCTGGAGGAACGTCGCCTGCTCGGCGAAGCTGCCGTTCATGGCGGCCTCGCGGTCGAGCTCTGCGTAGATGCCCGGGCTGCCGTCGAGCGCGGGCACGACCTCGGAGTTGAACGCCTCCTCGAACTGCGTGAACTGCGGGCCGAGCGTCGGCCCGAAGAGCATCGAGCGGAAGGCGGAGATGTTCGAGAAGGTCCCCTGGCGCGC